GAGGAAGATAGCTAAGATGTTATGTATCTCATCAGCGGGTTCATCCTTACCGGCAAAGTGGGCAAGGTCAATAAATTGGTCTGCACGAATTGAACTCAGTTTAGTGTTTAGGTAATACCAATTCCACCCCACTCGATAGAACTTTGATAGCTTTGCTCTTGGTATTGAGTTTTCAGCGTCTAATAATTCCTGATAAAGTTCTCCTAAGTCTCTTACCTTTTCGCTCGATGCTTTCGGGTAAACAAACATTAGCCTTTCAAGCCAATCCTCTTTGGGAATTTGGTTTAACTCGATGAACTTTCTTAAGGTTAAATTAAAGTAAGCCTGTTTAATTCGCATAATCTAAAATATAAATCTACCCTCTCATAGTAACATACTTGCCTTTCCTATTCTCGTTTAGCTTCATTAGTGCAAGGTAGCGTAGTGAGTCTATTAAATGGTTATTAAAGTCGATAGGCTCGTTAATTAATTTACCCGCCTTGTCTTGCTTCCACTTGTAGGTCTTGAACTCTCTGGTAAGATTTGAGCCAATTAAAACTATCTTAAACCTTCGTAAGATGTCTATTGAGTTGAGAATAGAATCCTTGCCTTTTTGCGTGGGTTTGATATTCCACCCCATTCGATAGACTTCCTCGATTGATTTAGGTTCGGCAGAATCGGCAAAGAACTCATCTCTATTTGTGGCGAAGTCTTTTAGTCTTGAACTTATGTCTTGATTCGTTAGTCCTCGTTCGTAAAGGTGTTCTTTGACATATAGCGTGTCATCCCTTTTCCAAACCCCTACGACTGCACTTGGGTCATTAGTGAATCCCCAATCTAAACCGAACCCAATAAACTTTGCACCTTCGGGAATTACAACTCCCTCGCTCCAATTGTTGAAGACTAACCCTACTAATTGCCCTCTTTGCCCTAAGCCAAATATCTTCCAATACTCTGGGTCTGCACTTGCTAAGTTTTCTATCTCTCTCTTAAGCGAATCGGGTAAGTGTGGGTTGTCCTTGTAAGTCGTGATTAACAATCCTGCATCCTCTCTTGGGATTACTTGGTCATAAATCCAATGCTCAAAGTCTGATGGGTTGTAGTCAATTATTATTTTCCCAGTAGTCCTTAGAACTAATTGCCTCCAATCTTCCAACTCTAATTCGTTTCCCTCGTTGCAGAATAGTACGTTCCTTTTTCTACCTCGTATCTTTTGCGCATCATCGGTGCTGAAGAACTCAATTAGATTCCCGTTAAGCGTGTAGGTGTTCTCGCTTTTGTTGTGGTACTTTTCTTCGTATAACCCTACCTCTTTAAGTATCTCAAAGAAATCCCTCATTGCACTTGTCTTGAGTGCGGGTAAAGTCTTACGCACTATCGAATAAGTCAAACCCTTGTAAGTGGTTGCCGTTCTGATTATCCATTGAAGAGCAGAAAAAGTCTTGCCCGACCTTGCACCGCCTTGTAAGACTGCAATCCTTTTGCCTTGATTCTTAAAGCTATCTTCTAAAAAAACTAAGTTAGGGTTGAACTTCATAAACGACTTTCACTTGCCCAAAATTTTCAAAGGTTGTATCTTTAATCAATTCTTTAAAAACAGATATTTTAACTAAGTCGCCACCCCACGAACCTACTGCGCTTAACTCAACCTTTTTACCTACTTCCCAATAAAACAAAGCAGGAGTTGAAACTTGCACATTGTCAACATAGACGTAATTGCGTGAAGAGTATATCTCAACTCTAACCATATTGCAATGCTCTTCATCTGTTTTTTTGCAGGCGAAATTTATTTGAATGGCGGCAAGTAGGATTAAAACCCTTAGTAATTGGTTATTCATTTTATTTGAGTTGTTGTTTTTATTTAATTTCGCCTTTTAGCCAATCTGGCGCATCGCTTATCTCAACTTTGGTTTCGGTCTTCTCGGTTAGTCCGTTAAGTCGTTGAGTTATAGATGGATTGTAAACCCCAAGCATACCTCCTAAGATTTGATTATCTCTTATTTGTTTCCTTATATGCGAACAGATAGCAACGAAGTCGCCGTAAAGCCCATCTTTATTATCAAAATATTGGCTAACACATCCGTATTTATTATAGCAAAATATTTCAAACCCTTCTAAAGTGTAAGGTAGCTTGTACTTATCTGTAACTCTTTCGCCTTCTTTGCCTACATATTGAATTTTAAGCCATTTCCCAGCCTCTAACTCTAAATGCGTCTTGTACTCTTCGAAGGCTTTGAATAACTCTTCAGGTGTTTTAAATATCCTTGTCGGGTGCATAACTTACTTTAATAGATTTTTATAAACTTCGGTTCTTTTAATGTTCAATTTTTCGATGTTCCAATTGTTTTTTACTTCGTTGTAGAGATTAGTAGCAAGTTCGATTCTTAACTCCTCATTATTAATAAGTTTCTTCATTGACTTGTACCAATCTTTCTTTTCTACAAATATACAATTTTTGTTATTTAGTCCTATATTTTCGTAAACAGGGTTTTGACTTACTATGACTGCCAAACCTTTTGCACCCATTTCTAACATCTTGAGGTTTGATTTACAAATGTTAAACTCGGTATGTCTTAAAGGAATCAATCCGATGTCCATAGCATCGTAAGCACTTGCGTAGGTGTTGACATCCATTGCGTTTATTCTTGCATATTGGTTTACGTCTATCTTCCAATTTGAGGTAAAGACTTTTTCATAATAACCCCAAGTTGGGTCTTTTTCCACATACCCCGATAAGATTAGTCTGTACTTATCTATTAAGTCTTGGTCGTGTAGTAGTTCATAAAAGGGAGTATCTAACAACTCAACGTCTTGTTTGTGGGTTATCGAACCACTCCAACCTATGTGAACCATATCTGGGGATTTTAACTCCCTTACCTTTTCGTCAACTTTGAATTGAGGTTGTTCGAAGTCTATTCCGTTAGGGAGAACTTCTACGTTCTTGTTAAAGTTGCCGATTATGTTAGCTAAGTAGTCGGTAGTAGTAGTTACTAAGTTGGCTTGTCTTAGGTTGTAAATGATTTGCTCGGCTCTTCGCCCTCTTTTCCATTCGTTAAACATTGGATGACTATGAGGTAGCTGCCAAGTATCATCTCTATCTATTACTACCGGTATGCCGATTCTTTTAAGTTGCTTCCAGAGGAGTTCTTGGTTTCCCAACTTTGAGATGACTGAACTTGAAACTATCAAATCGTAATCGTGGAAGAACGAATCTGGCTGATGGTCTATTGAAGGTATGGCGGTTACTTCGTCATATTGTGAATGTGGGATGAGAATTCTGTGATACTCAACCCCTGTAACATTTTGTGGACAAACTAAAAGTATTTTCATTGGAAGTGTTCTCCTTTAAAGTGTTTTGCAAATGACTTACTTCTATCCCATTCGATTTCGATAGGGTTTTCAAAGCTAAATCTTAATGCCGTTTCGACATCCGCATAAGTGAACCCTTCCGCCTCTGCTTTTGGTTTTAGGTGCTGACAAATAAAAACATCGCCTGCCATTCCGTTGTATTCTTGAACCGAAATCCAATCAATAAACCTCTTACTTATTATTGAGCATCCCATATTCCCGACTCTGCCTCCGTTAATTAAGTTCCAATCCTTATTCCAAACTGCGCCTATGTAATCAAACTTCATAAAGTCATAACTCCATAAGTCAAAGTTTATCGGGTATCCGTCTGTTTCGCAAAACATCACATACTTAGTGCTGAAGTATTTGCTTAACCCTTTAACTTGAAACCTCATAGCCTCCTCATAAGTTAAAGGCTCAATCTTATGCCATAACCCTATATAGTTTTGAGGTTCATAAGGTGATATTATTCTAATCGGATTGTCAAGATTTGTCGCTAAGTACATTGATAGCCTTCCTGCTATGTCCGCCCTTGCGTGAGAGTTATCCCCACTAAAAATAATAATTGTTAAGTCTTTTATCGTCATATTAAATTATTTTGTTTTAAAGCGTATTCAAAGCCTTCTTGGTTATACATCTCAAATCCTTGAGTAATTACATTTGGACATCCATAGTAAACTTCTAACAATCTATTTGCGTCGCATTGTTCAGCTATTGAATAGCACATTGACTGATTGCCAACAAATAGTTTTGCATTGTTAATAAAGTTTTTTAATTCTAAAAAGTTGAGATGTTTTACGTATTCTAACTTATCCACTTTTGCCTTCATTAGCTGATATTCTATTTCAGTTCCGACAAAGTAAATAGGTAATGATGCTCTATTGAGAATTGAATAGTCTAATTGACCGTTGTTATATCTTTCTGAACGATTAACTACAATGTATGGTTCGGGGAACTCCCATTCAAGTGGGAAAATTTTTTCACTTGTGTAGTTTTTTTGCAATTCTGGGTAAGCGTACAAATACCACTTTTTAATATCTCCTGCGCCTAAATTTAAACCAACCCCTCTAAACTTGTCAAAGTCGTAGTCTACCTTTTGGTTAGTATAGGGTAAAACATCGTAGATAAATTCGCACTCAAGTAGTAAAGGCTTCAAATTATCGAACATATACTTATTGAGCATAACTCCTCCAAGCGGATGCTTGAAACTTGGATGAAGTTGGATTGGCACATCTAACTTTAGAAACAAAACTACTTGCTCATCGTGAAGAAGGCTTGCCGACCTTACCGCATTTAACGAGTAGATAATATCTCCCGCATTACCAGAATGTTTGATTTTAATCATTTTCTTCTTCTCCTATGTCTTATTGTTGGTTGGGTTGTAGTTTCTATTGGTTTGGGTTGGTTGCATTGCTCATAGTGCTTAAAAACGCTTTTTATCAATTCGTTGATGCAAGATGCACAACCCATATTTCTGAAAGCATAACCAAAGTTTTGAGCGTGGTACTCCTTTAAGACCTCCAAGTCTAAGTTTGTAAATTGTGAGTAGTGGTCTTTTTTGTACACCTCCCACTTTTGTAGTAAATCTTCTATCATTTGTTTAGTTGTTTGAAGATAAATGAGTTAATGACCGCACAAAGGCAAGCAAGTAGAAAGCAGTTGTAGGTAGGTTCGAAGAAAACTACTAACCCTATCCAAAAGCTAAGACAATAACCACATCCAAGTGGTTTAGTAGGCATCTCTTTAAAGAGTTTTAACCATACACTTATGAATAATTCGCTGATTACAAACCCTGCCGCACTAATCGAAAATATTAAAATAATCTGTTCCATATTTTTCTGCTAATTCTTTTCTGATTTTAAGTATTTTTTTACTTACGTTCTGTTGGTCGATTCCTGTTGCCCGACTTACCTCTGCGCTACTTAACCCTAAGTTCAACCAGACGCCAAATAGATTCTTGTCGTAATCGTTCAAGGTGTTTAGGTGGGATGTTATGTCTTGGATAAGGTCATTGAACCCCTCCTCGCTTAGATTCTTCTCATCCTCGCATTCAAAATCTGTTAACTCGGTAGTTTTTAGTAGACCTCTGTATTTCTTGTGAAAGTAGGATGTCTTGCTTCGATATTGGTTGTTGCTGATTCGTACGAAGAGAAACTTTATAAACTTCGCCTCGTATGCGGTTACTATCTCTTGGTCTGGCTTTTCAAGTAAAATCAAAATAACTTCGTGAAATAAATCTGAATAATCATAGTAGTTACCTGTGCTGCAAATCTGCTTACAAATGTTTATGTAGGATTTGTCTTTGTAGATAGCTTCTATGATTTCACTTTTATTCATTTTGTTTAAATGACTTAAAATACCTTATAGGGTACAATTATAGTTAATAACGGCTTTATAATACCACTTAGGGTATAAACTAAACTACTCTTCAATCTTAGCCGCTTTAATCAATACCTCCTCAAGAATCTTCTTTACTGATTTATCTTGCTCAATAGCTTTTAGTTGGTAGTGCTTGACTACTTCAGTTGGTAGGTCGAGTACTTTTCTTTTTCTTTCTTTCATTTTATACCATTTATTTTTAACAATTCAACTTCTTGTATTGCTTTGTCAACCCAATCCTGATTTTGGTCTTTTAGCATTTCGGACATTTGCTCAATAATCAAAAACATTTGTCTTTTAGTTGTATCGTCATAAAAGCAAAGTTCTTTATGTGAATTATATCCTAAAACTTTTGTTCCTGTTTTGTGAGTGTAAGATTTCATATCGTTATTGTTAATTGTGAGACAAAAATAATATTATTATTTAATAATGCAAGCACTTTTTAAAATTTATCCATCCCCTCCAACTCCTTTACTCTCTTTTCGGCTGATTCTAAACGATTTGCAATTTCTAAAATATTTTTGTTAAGTTCAAGATTTCTTGCTTTGGTTGCCATTTCTGATAGATATAGTTGCCCGATGTGCTGATGAACGGACACTAAATCAATCAAAATCTTCTCGGCTTTTTCTTTTCGCTCTCCACTTGCTTGTTCTGCGCTATTGTGTAAGGTAGTGATGACTTTGCCTAACTTACCTACTATATGTAAGGTCTTGGCTTCTTTTTGTTCATCAAAAGTCATCTGTGCCTTGAGAAGATATAGCTGCTCAAAGGTTTCTTCGTATGCTTGTTTGTAGTTCATTAGAATAGTTGGGTTTGTATTGAAGGTTTATAACTTGCGTCATATCTTGTGTTTTCTCCTTTTGGATATGGCTCTTCTTTAAATTTTAATTCTTTGCGCATTTGTTTTATTTCGTATTTATTGCCTTTAAAATAAAAATATCTATGTTTTCGTGGTCTATAATCCATATACAAATTATCTCCATACAACATTTTTAAATAGGCTACTCTATCTGTTTTCCCTTTCGACTTATCAAATAATGTTTGAGAGTGCATATCCTCTTGTCCTTTAACCTTATATTCTTTAACTATTGCTGATAGCCCAGTATAAATCCAATTTGTTGCTTGATAAATATAACCACTATGACCTTGATTCATATCAGCATAAGATAATAATACGCAAGTTTTAGGCATTAGGTTTATGGTTTTAGATACAAAATAACTTAAAACATTTTTTTCTAATCCCTCGTTAACGCATAGCCTATTTAATTCATAAACATTAAAATTAAATATCTTTCTAATACCTATTGCCAGAGTTGTTCCATAACTGCATACACCTACTAATATATTATTATCATACAACCCAAATGAATATTCAATCATTGGTATTCTTTTTGCATAATGTTTGTTTAGAAACCAATCTTTACACGCAAAAGTGTCAATTGATTTTACACTATATTTATCTTTAATACTCATAGTTAGAATGGTGTTTTAGTTTCTTTGTAAATTCCTAAACCTGCAAAATAAGTTAATTCAGCCGTTCCGCCCTTTTTACCTACTATTTTGGGTTTTGCTTTTTCAACTTTTATAAGAGTCGTATTATCGTTAGGGTCATCCCAATTCCTATGAACAACTAATAAAGATTGCGCTTTTGCATACCATAATGAACCGCCTTCAATTTGGTCTGGTCTTGGAGGGGGTAAAGGTTTTGGTGCGCCTAATTCTGGGTTTCGTGGATGTGCTAATAAAAATCCGTGTGCATTATTAGCTTTTGCAAATCTGTTAAATCTTGGTATCTCATATTTTAGATACTCACTTATTGAACCACCTCTACTTCTAATATCGTGTTCTAAATCATTCCAATTATCTATTCCAAAAGTATTAATTTGAAAATCTTTAAAACCCTCTTTACATAATTCGTAAAACTTATCGGGAGTATTTTCAACTTCTTCTGGTTCTATAACTTTAAAATATTCTTGAATAAAAGGCAAAGTATTGTAAACTTCTGATTCAGTAATTGCGTTTCCGTGTAAGCGGTTAAAACTTCGCCCTGTATGCATTGAAATTAGTTCAGAGTATATTTCATCAGCCGTACCCGTTTCGGGTGAGTAAATCAAATGTTTTTGCCCAAATTTGGTAGTTAGGTTTAAAAGTAGGTTTAAGTAAAATGTAGTTTTACCCGATGTAGGGTATCCCGTTATGATGGTTGTATTACCTTTTCGCACCGTATAGTTTTCATCTAAAACACTCCATCCCGTAGAAACTCCAGGATAATTGCCTACTTTGTAGAGGTGCATAATTCTATCTGTTATATCTTTAGCTTGAACTATTTTCATACCGCTTCTCCTTTCCAATTTAATTTTACTTCTGATTTATCTGATTTTTTCATAGGGAATAATCCATCATAATTATTTGCAATAGAAAACTGAACTATATTTTTTGCCGTTTCTAAATCTTTATTAGAAATACTCCAAAGATTATTAACCATTATCATTATGGTTTTATCGTTTTTATATTTTTTACCTTTTGCAGATTTATATTCCAACCACTCCAAAACAATATCAAAAAATCCATTTGGAAATCCCAAATTTACTATTTCTTTTATTTTAATGTATTGATGTGTGTTCATCTGTTGTTCGATTTTTTGATACTGACTCCACTTTACTATTGATATACAACGATTTAAGTTGTTCGTTTGTTGTTCGATTTTTTGAGCGTTTTCAAGCACTTTTAGGATGCGTTCAATCTTGCTTTCATTGATGCCTGTTTGCATAGATAATTTTTTTCTACCTGTTACAAATTGCCCTGGTTTTAACTTAATAATTTTGCCGCCAGAAAGGTATTCAGTTTCATTGTGAGAAGCACAAAGTAGCAAGTGTACCCATAAATGAACATACTCGCTATCTTTGTAAATAACGCTATCAATTAACTTTCTATGAAGTAAAATATAACCTTTAGACATTTGTAAGACCTAATTGTTGTAAAACATTTTCTATCTTACTATCTGGTATTTCAATGTGATAACCACTTGTAAATCTTAAATAGTAAAACCATCTACCTTCTGTCCACTCCCAACTTTGAGGTTCGTGGAAAATTCCTACAATTTGACTTTTGTTAATAAAATGCGTTTCCTTTTCGCTAATTTTTAATTTTATAAATTCCATAATAAATAAAAAGCCCCAACAGGTAGTGAGTACTGTCAGGGCTTCGGTAAAAGTTTTACCTCCGAATAACGGTGTATGCTCACTACTTCATACAGCGTTTACTAAGTACAAAAATACTACTTTAACCCATACTTTATTAAAGAGTTTTTCACATTTTTGTCTTTTACGATTTTGTACTCAAAGTACCTTACTCGCTTGCCAAACTTAGATTTAGTTACCTTTTCTCTGTGAAGGATGTTGAAGTGTTCTCTTAACTCTCCTACTCTGGTTGATAGTTTAATTGTCCCTGCGTGCTTAAATGCCGTGATAGGGTCAGTCCATCCCTCTAATAGAAGTAGGATAATTTGTTGTTTTTGTGATGTTGCTTTCATTGTGTTTTTAATTTGATTTTATTGTTTTGTAATGCTCTTTTATATTATTAATAATCATTTCCCCTGCAATTTTTTCAAATAAATTTTTTATAGATAAAATTGACTTTACATCAAGTAAAAACCATTCTCCAATTTGTTTTTTATTTTTAAAAAACTTATGTAACATATATTCAACTAATCCATTATGCTCATCATATCCAACAAGAAGTTCAATTGCTAATACCAATTCTAAATAGCATCCAGATTGAGTTGATATTTGCCTTTGTCTTGTATTTAAGTTTTTAGTTATTCCAATTTTATAAAACTTAGTATTTGGATTATAAAAAACATATACATAAGAAAATTTACTATTTTTAGTAAGCAAGTAAAATTCATTACTATCATTTATTGGATATTTAACTTTACTATAATACCAATCAGTTAGGTATTGTGGCATTCCTATTTTTTCATCAATCATATTGTATAAATTTTAAGTTGGTTGTTAAATGTTTTTCTTAGTTCGATTCTTTTTTCTGTTGAGTAAACTTCTTGCTTTGGCATTGATTTGTTGATGAGTTTGGCTACTCGTATAAATTCTTTTAACTCGTCTTTACTCCAATTTAAACCACGATACATAGTCGGGAGGTCGTGCAGTAAGTTGTAAATCTCTTCGCCATAAATCTTTTCAATGTTTTGTCCGTACTTACTTAGATTGCCGTTTTGGAAGCGATTGCAGTACTTACATTGACTTGAGAGATTCCAAAGATGGAAGGTACATTCACTTGCTGAGTTCTTGCTCTTATGCCAGAAATGACCCGCTTCCATATGTTGCTTAAGTACTCCGCAACTGATACAAGGTTGACCATAATCAATTGCTCTGATTAACTTGTTTATCTCGGTCTGGAGTTTGTGTCTAAGGTCGGATGTAGTTTCCCTTGCTTCTTCCAAAATTGCGTTGTTTTTAGCTTGCTGCTTGGCTTTTAGTTGCATAGTTAACTCATAGGCACAGGTTACTCCGCACACTTGCTGAAGAGGTCTTTTAGGCTGAAACCCGCCTCCACATACTTTACACGATTTCTGTTTGCGTGGCATCGGTTATTGTGTTTAAATGTTTATCAAATCTTTGTTTAGTGCTGATAGTCCTTGCATCTTTAATTTGAAGTAAATCGGCTATCTTATTCTTAGCGTGGATTATGGTTGCGTGGTCACGGCTTCCAAATTTCTTAGCAATTGAAATTAAAGTAAGAAATCCTGTTTGATGCAGTAAGTAAATCATATAATGTCTTACGGCTATTACATCTGCCTTGCGTGAACTACTTATCAAATCGTGGTTGGTCATTCCAAATTCAAGGTAAGCTATGTCGAATAGCTGATTTACATAGTCGCTATCTATATTGCTTGATTTCCAGAGTTGTCGCTCGTGTTCTATATTGAGATTGTGCTTGCGTACAAGGTACTCAATGAATGAAGTTTTTGGTGAGGTCATTTTTTTTATTCGTTTATTTGTTGTTTTTGGAGTGCTTTACAAAGTAAGTTGCGTCAAGCGTACAATAATATAAGAAATTGAGGAATCGATGTTTTAACCGTCATTTTCGGCATCTGCTCCGTGGGGTAGGGTGCTTGACCAACTGCTCACGACAGTCCCCAATTTCTCATATTATTGTACGTTAGTTGCTATTTTACCGCCATTCCAAAAGTTTGGACTTGACATATTCGGTTAATTCTGTTTTTTTAGAAATTGGAACACGACAAGAAAAAGTAGTTGTTTGTTCACTAAATTTAGGTGTTCGACCTGCTCCAATTCTTTTACCGCCCGATTTTTTCTTTGATTTCTTTATATTCACGAAATAGTCTTTTTAGTTTTAAAAAATAAATTGGTGGCGTATTAATTATTTCACGCCTTAGTTCCCAATATCTATCAATTAGTTTATCCATAAATAGAAAAATAAATATCTCTGTAATTCTTTGCATTTGGAGAATGGTATTCTACTCCAGCGTTAAAATCTTCGCCAATTTTTTGGCAAACCTCTTTTACAATCATTATTGAATGGTCGTAAACAGATTGTTTTTTTTGAGCCAATTTCTTGTAAACGTATTGGCAAACATCATTAAAGCAGATTTTATTTTCTGCTTTGCCCATAAACTTATTTACTGCATCCACATAAATGCTTTGGAGTATATTGTCTTGGTGTATGTATGTTGAATTTATTTCCATTTCTTTTTGATTTCGTGTACAAAACTAAGTAATATTTTTGAATTTGAAAACTATTTCAATCAATCGGGTAAAATATTTTTAAATTATTTTCTAAAGTTCTAATAATCAAAGAGAAAAAATACAAAATTATCCTAAAACTACCTTCCAAACATTTACCGAATTAAACCACTTTCCGTTAAATTCTCGGCTCTCCAGATTTATTGATGCGGTTATTGAATCGCCTTGTTTGAGGTTTTGAAGGGTTTTAATTAACTCTTCCTTACTTGCGCTTAGTGCTAACTTCTTAGTGTAGTTACCTTCGCTAAACTCAATTACAATAGTGAGTTTTTGCCAATCTTTACCCGCTTTTGTGATTCCTGATTCTAAAGGTAGAATTGCTACCACTTGTCCTTTGATTTCCATTAATTAAATTGTTGTTTAAGTTGTTCGTAAAATTCATCTCTCATTCCTATAATCTTCGGAGTAATAGCCTCCAACTTTTCAAACCACCCCTCTTCCTTTTCTACCTTAATTCTTATCATTCTCTTATTGTAAGGTACAGGATAAGTCATCCCATTATCTGCCATTCGTGAAGTTTCAAGTAGGTAGGCGCAAATATACCAAACCGACCTATGATAAAGCATCATATACATTTGCGCTTGGTGGTATTGTTGGTCATCTATTCCTTCGTGTAGGTAGTCTAACCAACCTTTTAAAGTAGTAGGGCATTTAAAATCAACCCCGCAATCTTCGCTTATTGAATCGGCACTCCCTCCCCAATCTTGGAAAGCTACAAAAGGTGGATGTAACTCGGCTTTTTTATCAAAGTAGGTTTGGTAATACTCAAATGCGCTACTTTCTGATAAATGTCCGTGTTCTGTTTGCCAAGTGCTTGTATCATCGTAAAATCTAAAATACATATTGTTGGCGAGTTCTTTTGCGTATTGTCTTTGCCCTACTTCTGCCGAGCGTTTAGGGAAGAGAACAGAACATTTACTGCCTGTGATTAGACCGTATCTTTTTGGGTCAAATATA